TGGAGGGCATCTTTATCGAGTTCATGAACGGAGCGTGGATGATACCCTGCGAAGAGGACGGGGCGATGGACCCTATGGTGGAGTCACTCGTGGAGGGGTGCCTCGAATACCAGCCTTCCAAGCATACACACGACGCGCTGATGGCACTCTGGTTTGCAGTGGAGCAGGGGCGCAAGATTGCCGCGTTCGGTGCCATGGGCAAGAGTCCCGGTCGGGCTGGCATCATGGCGCGCTGACACCGCAATACGTGTTGCGGCATAACAGGGCAATGGAGGCACCGAATGAGGCAACTGACTCGTGACCACTTCATGCGCAACCTCTGGCGATGGAGCGCCGGGGTGCCAGAGGTCGAGACTGATGAGTTCGACCATGCGGCGCAATGGTCCCCCGCGTTCGAGCGACTGATGCGCAACCGGCTCATCGTGGGAGCCTACCGCTACGGGGCAATCGGCGCTCAGGTCAAACCACCCTACGACCGCATCTCCTCTTGCCTACGCAGACTGAGGCAATACCGGGAGACGGGGAACCTGGAGTTGCTTGTCGACGTGGCGAACCTCTGCTTGCTTGAGTTCGTCGAGTGCCGACACCCCCGCAAACACTGGCACTCGACGGACGACGGCGAGCACGTCAACACGGCATAACCACCGATAGCCAAGGAGGGAAGTATGTTGACTCTAGAGCAAGCGCTGGAGGTTGTTGATGAAGACTTGCCAGACGGTGCGTGGATGGCAATGCTCTGCGACCTGACTGGTATGGATGCCGGCGAGGTGGCAAACGGGCTCTATGCAATTGAGAAGCGTCGTCGGCGTGAATGGAGGAATAACAATGAACGCGGGAAGTGAGGACTTGCACGGATTCATCTGCTCCGTGGTCCGCATGATGCGAGGGGTCATTGCCCCCCGTTGGCACTTCGCCATCGTGGCATGGGATGGGCAGAACTTCGTGTACGAGAAGACCGACCCCGACAGCGTGGCAACGTCGAGCGCGTTGCGTGCGTTGTCCATCATTCTCAACCCACCGAACAAGGCGTGACTAGGAGGCCACCCATGAGACACCGAGTAACCACCGACCCGCGTGAGCACTTCGTGCGGACTGAGGAAGAACGCAAGGCGGAGAACGAGCGCTATGTGTTCGAGCGGAACAAGCTCAATACTCAGTTCGAGGCGGAGCTTGCTGTCGAGTGCCGCAAGGCGGGTATCCGTTCCCCCGGCTCCGGGTTGCTGTCGTGCCATGTGAGGACGAAGCATCCCGACCTCTACGCGGTAGTCATCGAGCCCTACGAGCGCCGCGCGAAGGAGTTGCAGACTCAACACAACGAGCGGCACGACATGCTGACCAAGCGCTTGCATACCTTGGCGACATGGGCGTCAATCCGCTTCGTTGCGAACGTCGATACCCCACCCCCCGACCCCCCATGGGTGGAGTTCCACACCGCACACGAGTCCAACTACCACACTCAGACGGCTCCCCGAGCCTATGCCGAGGCGTCAGCCACCTCGCGCTTGTGGACCGTGGGGTACGCGGAGCCGATGGTGCCTTGCGTGGTTGTTTGGGAGGAGAGGGAGTGCAAGCTCTACGTGGCACTTGAGAGCGACCTGGACCGGCGCATCCTCTACATCCGGTGCTATCACGAGGGGCTCCCCGTGGGGGAGTTCATGCGCCGATGTTGGGCGCGAGCGTGGAACCCCCGAGTGCTCGACCCGTTCCTCCCGGCGGGACTGGAGGACAAGCTCGGGCTCGACTACCAGGGGCGAGATAAGCACGCGACCGCGTACTCGTGCGCAAGGTGCAAGCGGCTCTATGATGCCGAGGACTATTCGGGGGTGTTCAAGCTCTGCGAATGCGGGTTCGACCTCCGGCCCATACATGGCGACCAGGAGCCCTAGCAGCCTCACCACGGGCTCGCAACCCCCACCCCCGGCCCCTTGCCACCCCCCTCCCTCCCCGACCCCGTATTCGGCTCCCCACGGCATAACCCACTAGGCACTGACCGCAACACGTATTGCGGCGCATACCAGGAGGATCACAATGCCACGCAAACCACACCGACCGCTCGCTGACGTATTGCCCACCGACGAGGCACTTGCCCAGATGCGCAAGGCCGGGGGGACTTGGGCCGCATACCAGAACATCGCTCTCGACAGCGCTACCCTTGGCGCTCTGCGCTTCCTCAAGGTGGGGCCGGGTTGCACTTGCGAGACGGCCCCGGAGCGCTTGCCCGACTCTCACCTTGGCATCGGGTGGCGCTTCTCTCACGTAGGCTACGTCGACCTCGCCACGGGCGAGATCAAGGAGACGCCCAATGACTGACAAGTTCGCACCCCCCGTTGGAGACGTTGAGTGGAAGGTCTACCGCGTCGATCAAGCCGGCCACTATCAACCAACCGGGGCAATCGTTCATGCTCATACGTACTTCGACGCGCATCGCAAAGCGGCTCAGTTGCTCGGGGAGCCCAACCTGGGAGACGTGAAGGTGGAGATGCTCGGTGGCAATGAGCCCCCGGCCACCGACAAGAATGTGGTGCATACGGTGGTTCACTACACCGTAACGTTCCAGGTCAGTTACTCGTCCAAGGACACATTGCACAAGGGGCAACGGGACCGCATTGCGCGGGACATCGAGAACGCTACCAATGAGGCACTCGACTCCCACCCCTACTTCCGCGACAAGAAGCAAGTGGACTACACCGTAGCGGCGGCTCGCGGCACGGTTCAACCCAAGCTGGGAAGGAGGCCCAAGAATGGCTGAGAGGACTACCATCGAGGGATATGACATCGAGCAGGACTTCACCGGGTTCCGCTACACGAAGCTGAAGGCAATGTACCAACACCCGCGCATCAAGTCGCTCAAGGCGGATGGCGTGGTACGCGTCGCCGGCATGAACTATTGGAAGGGGCCGGCATGGTACATCCTTGTCGGCCAAGCGCTCAGTCCCGATGACGACTTGTATGCCACCTTCGTCAACGACTCCCAGGGGGAGGCGAAGGTGCTCGTGGTGCGCGAGGGGGTGGGGCTCACCATCGACGGCATTGAGGTGCTCCGCAAGCTACTTCCCCACCGCTCGCTGGACCTCTTCGACGTTGCGCGCAAGGTGGGTGAGATGCATATCCTCCGCCTCGGCAGCGGCAACGGCCCCCTCTACCCCCATGCCGAAGCGGTGAAGGCTAGCTTCCAGGACAATGGCCCCCTCCACGCGGGTGATGTGTTCAGTGATGACGATGTGCGCAAGTCAATTCGCACGTTGGAGGAGAATGACACATTCCCCAAGTCTAGGGGCAATGGGGGGTGAGTCGGAAGTGTCGTTGCACATCAAGCGGCGAGGAATACCACGTTCCGGGGTGTCGCCCCGGTCGCCCACTCTGCCGTTGGATGCGCAAGCGCAAGTCGAACCAGCAAGTCTGCAATTGCGAGGCATACCACTTCCCCCATCGCTATGGCTCAGGCAAGTGCGGGCATCCCGAGCGCATTGACATTGAGTGGCTCGATGCGATGTACCCCAAGCTGACACCCGAGCAACGTGAAGCCGTCATTGCCGGCAACGCAGACCCGGAGGACTTCGACGACATCCCTTTTGAACAAGCATGTTAGGAGGTGCTCAATGCCCCGTCGATCTGTCGATGCTTGCCTTGCTTGTGGCCGTTCGGGCCATCTCGCGACGCGCCACTATGACGCTTATCAATGCCCCGTATCGACGGGGCCATGGGGGGATGTCGTGGAGCCCGATGAGGTTGGCCGTTGCGGTCATTGCGGGGGGAGCGGCTTTACGTATCAGAACGGCATGCATACATCGAGGAGCGGAGTTCGCGGATACCGTTGCATGCAATGCGGGTGTATCAAGCGAGAGGACTGGCGGAAACTGAAACGCAAGAGGAGGCCACATGGCACGCAAGCGAATGACGGTTGAGGAGACATACGAGTTCCGCGAAGGGGGATTGCCGAAGGCTGGAGAGCTATGGGTCATTGAGCCTTACGGTCTGCACAAGGTGCTCAGTGTCCCCGAGACACCCGACGAGCACGGGGCATTGATTGTGAGGTGCGAGAGTGTTGCAACCAAGCGCGAGCTTGGACTCTCGCTCTCACACTGGATGCTCAAGCACCCCTCCTTCCCCAACGGTTGCCCCGCACGGAGGTATCAATGAGCAGCAAGCGCAAGCCGGCTCCGGTCGAGGAGAAGCGCACTCGCAAGCTCGGGGAGGTGCCCGACCGCATCCGCCTCCCCAAGCGGCGAGTGGGGTTCAACCAGGAAGCACGGGTCGGGGGCCACAAGCTCTACATCAGAACGGGTGAGTACGAGGATGGCACCCTCGGTGAGATATTCCTCGATATGCACAAGCAAGGCTCGGCGTTCCGTGCGATGATGAACTGCTTTGCAATGAGTATCAGTCTCGGGCTCCAGCATGGCATTCCGCTGGACTCCTACGTAAAGATGTTCACCTTCACTCGGTTCGAGCCCAACGGGTTGGTCACGGGGCACGAGAAGATCCACAAGGCTACGAGCCTCATTGACTACGTGTTTCGCGCACTCGCCATTCACTATCTCGGTCGTGAGGACTTGGCCCACGACCCGGAGGAAGAGACAATTCATACAGGAGTGTTCAATGGGCAAAGGTAGAGACAAGCGGCGCAAGAAGCAGAGGCAACATGACAACCACGCAAGGCGGAGCACGCCAGGTTCTCTCGCAGAGGTCCAGGTGATTGGCGTCGACCTTGCGAGCGGCCCAGACTCCACCATTGTCCAGGTCCGCGACGTGACATTGAATGGCAAGCTCATTGCCACGCAAGCCGTCGCAGTGCTCAACCCCAAGCTCTAGTCCCACCCCCAACCGCAACACGTATTGCGGCCCACCCCCCGGCAGAGTATCCTACCCCCACCAGACTGAGGCGCGGAGGCCACCCTCACGACCGAAAGGCGATCCCATGAACTACGTTCTCATCCACTATCCCGCTGACGTGCGACTCGTAGGTACGAAGCACAATACCGAGTTCGCTCATCTGCTACGTACGAGGGGCGGAGTGCTCCTCCCCGTGGCAGACAATGGGCTCAACACTCTGCACGATTGGGCTCGGCGCGAGTACGGGCATCAGGGGCAATTGCCACCTTCCCCCAACCACGTTCTGCGGGGGCCGATCTTCTACATTGACGGGCAACGTTCCATCTCGTGGGCCATGCTGCTCGACACGGAAGGGGCAATCAGCGGGCGGGTCACTCCGGTGCCGAGTACGGTGCAGAGCGGCAACGGCTTCGTGCGGCTTCACCCGAGTGGCACACAAGCCATCGGCATCGACACCGCAACACGTATTGCGGTGAAGGGCGAAGGGGAGAGTACCGTGGAGAGCGAGTGTCTGCTTACGGGGGAGTTCGCCGTCAACCCCGCACAACACGGCTTCACGGCGATTGACTTCTACTTCTCCTTCCCCAAGGGCTTCTCCGTTCGGTGGATTGCCGTTGCGCAAGTAGCGAGGTGAGCCGTGTTTGCGTGGTTGAAGGACAAGGCGTTTCTGTTGTTCGCCATAGCGGTCGAGCTATGGCGACAGCGCAATGAGCCCTATCCCCCACCCTCCACCCCGGCCATTGACGAGGACAACGCTGCTCCGCTCCAACCCATCATTCCCCCCGAGGGGTTGGCAATGAGGTGGAGGGAGGAAGCCCCAACCAAGCCCGATGTCAACCCCAAGCCAGAGCCTCTGCGTGGTAGCCTTGCAGACCGCGTGGAGAAGGCGAGACGAGGCAATCAATGAACGAGCCCCTAGCCGACATCATCCCCTTCATGCAGGTCACTACCGACTTCAGCCGGTATGGCTTCAGCGACAACGCATCTAACTTCCGCGCAACGCGCGTCGTGGACAGTGTGCGGTGGAAGGAGATGGAGCGTTGGCAGCGATACTTTGAGTGCAAGCAACACGATGCCAAGCGCTACGACTTCGACGGGCGGCTCATGGCTCCTCGTGCTGTCGGTAGCGGGTATTCCCAACCGCTCATCAGCGCCGAGCGTGCGACGTGGTATGTCCCTCTGAGAGCGCGCAAGCCGTCTACCCCCTACCGCATCGGTCGCCGCATCGTGCTCAGTTTCACAAGCATGGTGTTCGGTGAGAGTCGTTGGCCCGATGTGGTGGTCAATGGGGACACTGACGCGCAGGAGTTCCTCAACGCGCTAGTCGAGGAGACTGGACTACCGACCAAGATGATCCAACTCCGCAACATCGGCGGCTCGGTTGGCACGGCGGGACTGTCGTGGTGCTATCACAACGGGGTTCCCAACGTCGAAGTCCACAACGGCAAGGGCATCATTGTCCACGAGTGGGCAGACAGGGCGAAGCTACGCCCGAAGCATGTCACTGAGGTGTACCGCTACGAGCGTGACCATTGGGATGCAAAGAGGCGTTCCTACGTGCGTGAGCTATGGTGGCATCGGCAGGACTGGACCGAGGTTGCCGACGTGGTGTTCAAGGAGTGCAAGGTCGAAGGCAACAACGAGCCAAGGTGGGAGGTCGATGAGGAACTGACTACCATCCACAATGACGGCTTCTGCCACTTCGTCTACGTGCAGAACATCCCGCCCATTGACGGCGTGGACGGGTTGCCCGACTGCGACGGAGTGTGGGATCAGATGGACACGCTCGACATCCTGGTCAGTATCCTCGCCCGTGGTGGGGTACTCAATCTCGACCCGACACTGAAGCTCAAGATGGACCCCGAGCTTGTCGAGATGGCGTTCGTGCGCAAGGGTAGCGACAACGCGCTAGTGACCGGCGAGACGGGCGACGCGAGCTACATGGAACTCGCGGGGAGCAGCATCACGGCGGGTATCTCACTGATGCAGATGCTACGCGTGCAGACGTTGGAGAGTACGGAGTGTGTCATTCCCGACCCCGACAAGGTTGCGGCGGCAGGAACGAGCAGCGTGGCACTCAAGATGGTCTATGCCCCCATGCTCTCCAAGTGCGACCTACTGCGTGACCAGTATGGCAAAGCTCTGCGCGAGCTACTGAGGCAGATGCTTGTCGTGGCCCAACGCATCTACAAGCCACGTCTCGAAACACGCAACGGGGAGGACGGCACTGACGAAGAGGTGGAGGTCACTGGCTTCATCCACCTCCAGCCGAAGGTGATTGTCGAGCCAGTGTTCGACGAGGACGGCGAGGAGACTGACGAAGAGTCTGTCACCATGGAGCCGCATACGCCGGGAACGTCGAGCTACATCGAACTCAGTTGGGGGCCATACTTCCGCCCGACTGCGGATGACCAGCAGAAGACGGTATCGACACTCACACAAGGCACGGGGGGCAAGGCTGTTCTGTCGCAGAAGACTGCGGTGGAGTTGCTCGCGGGGCTCATCAGTCGCGACCCGTCGAAGATGCTCGACGAACTCTACAAGGAACAGGATGCCGAAGCCGAGAAGCGCAAGGCATTGATGGACAGCATGGGTGGGCAACCCGGCCAACCCGTCGAGCCGATGGAGCACGAGGACGAGACTGAGGAGCAAGAGACTGAGACAGAGCAACCCCCGGTCCAGGCAAGCGAGGCCAAGGTGGAAGTCACTGGCGAGGAGCCAGTCGTCATCGACGAAGCCGGCCAAGCCCCACCCCCTCCAGCGAAGGAGGTCAGCGTGACACTGACTGCCACCGACGTCGCCAACATCGTCACCGTCAACGAGGCTCGCGCTTCGCAAGGGCTCGGGCCGTTGCTGCTCGCCAACGGGGAGCCCGACCCGGACGGCAACCTCATGGTCAGCGAGTTCAAGGCGAAGCGAGCCGCCATGATTGCGATGGTGGCAGGGGCCGAGCAGGGGCAAGCCCCCGGCGAGGAGCCACCCCCCGACCAAGGTGGGTTCGGGGGAGGCTTCGGAGGCTAACCCATGGCCGGCCCCAAGCGGCCCACCAGAGGCTCGGCAGGCTCCCCGGCCCCCCAACCCCCGGCCAAGCCTGCCAAGCCTCCTAGCCCCCGAACACGAGCCGGCAAGCCGGCGAAGCCGGGAGGGGTGGCAACCCCTGCCACGGTTCGCACGGAGCAAGCCAAGGAGCGTGTCATTCGGGCGACCATTCTCAATCGTCAGCAAGCGTTCACCTATGCCAACCAAGTCGGAGTAGACCGGGTGGTCAGTGTGCTACGTCGGGCCATGGCTGACTTGGAGCTACGCCTCGCCACGGTTCCCCGCTCGCTCATTGTCGAGGGGGCATTCACCCCGACTGCCATGCGGGCGACAATGCATCAGATCGAAGACCTCATTGCCGAGTTGGTTGTGCCAGGGGTGAGGGGCGCAGTCATCGACAGCAAGCGAGTCGCCGCTGCTCTAGGCAAGGTCGACGGGTTGCGCAATCTGGTCGAGATGGATACCCGCTTTGCTGGCATCGTCTCGACCGCGCGTCTCGGCATTGCCTCCCAGCTTGACCCGTACGGCAAGGGGCCGAACGCCTCAGTGCTCAGACGCCTTGCTACCGAGTACCCCAAGGAGGCTCCCGGCAAGGGCATCATGGAGCGCTATGGCATGGAGGTGATTGGCAAGTTTGAGGAGCGGCTCATGGTGGCGACCATCAGCGGCAAGCCGTGGACTGAGGTACGGGAAGACCTCATTAGCGAGTCTCAGTGGTTGGAGGAGAGCCCCATGTTCTGGGCTCAACGTATCGTTCGCACGGAATGCTTTACAGGGGACTCAATCGTGTCGTCTGCGATGGTGAGGGCAGTCTACAGACGGTGGTATGAGGGGGAGATTGTGAAAGTTAGAACTCGTGGTGGACGCGAGTTCTCCGCAACCCCTAATCACCCGATGCTGACGGAACGAGGGTGGCTTGCGGCGCATCAACTCAAGGTGGGAGATAACTTGGTCTGCCACTCGTGGAATGAGGACTTTGGTTCTGCGGGAGATCAAGATGTAGCAGGAAGACCAGCCACGATGGCTGAGGTATTCAATGCGGCGGCAACAATAGGGGTCATTGAACGGAGACGTGGAGGAAAGCCAGACTTCCACGGCGATGGGATGGAGGGCAATGTCAATATTGCGCGTCCCACAAGGCTCTTGGGGGTGGGGGAATTCACCCCTGTCACGGAGCCATTGTGTCACAAGGTCTTCACCCCAACCGACAAGTCTGCTCTTGCCTTCTGCCCCTCGTGTGGTGGCTTGCTCCCTGTCGATGAGACTTCTCACTTGTGCGGGACTCCTGAGTTCAACGCCATTGCGTTCGAGTCTTGCGGTGATGGCTCTGTTGGAGACACCCAAGCTGGAAGCGATGTGGCTCAAGGGTTCCCCGGACTCGTAGCGAGTCACTATGCTACGCTCGTCGAGGGGGATGGTTCGGGGGTGTCCAATGACGGCAAAGCGGTTGGTTGCGGCTTCACTTCTAGTTCGCAAGAGCCCCTCAACAATGAGCGCCTTTCTGAGACGGAACCTACCAATCCCGCATTGAAGGCTGGCGGAATCGAGGCTCTCCCCGTTGGCGTAGAGGTGGATAGCATTGTTGAGATTGTCATCGAGGACTTTGCGGGTCATGTCTACAACCTTACAACTCCGCACGGGTACTATGCAATCAATGGTATCTACACCGGCAATTGTATGGGAGCATACAACCGAAGCATCCTTGAGAACGGCGAGGAGGCCAACGACATCGTGGGCGGCGACATGGTGAAGATCCTTGTCGCCGGCTTCGACGACCGTACGGGGTGGGATAGCTATCAGGTTCACGGACAGATACGTAGGCTGGACGAGCCGTTTGAGTGGGTGACTAAGAACGGTGAGACTATTGCTTACATGACTCCACCCAATCGGCCCAACGACCGGGAGGTGGTAGTCTTCCACCGCGTTGCGTGGGAGATACCCGAGGAGCTTCAGCCCGTGCCCGACGCGGTGTACGAGGCGCGGTTTGCGGAGCAGAACAAGAAGGGCAGTCCACCCGAGCGTCCGAAGATGACTACTGTTCCGCTTGGATTGTTTGGCAAGGAGAGCGCGTGACACCGCAACACGTATTGCGGTGGAGTTGAACCAACCCCGACACCCTGATAGGCTTGCACTATGGCAAAGAAAGAAGGAGGCTATATGGGCTTTGACAAGCTCACTGAGAGCCTCAAAGAAAAGGGCCACGACGAGGACAGCGCGAAGGCACTCGCCGCTTGGATTGGGCGGAAGAAGTATGGTGCGAGTCAGATGGCGCAGATGGCGCAAGCTGGCAAGAAGGGGTGAGTCATGCCGTTCAAGAACATGCAAGAACCCAAAGTCACCAACGGTCCAGTCGACACCACTGAGGGCCGCGAGGGATACGGTAGCGAGTTCGACATGATGGAGGAGCAACTCGACTACCAGCAGAGCGACCCGAACTGGCGAGCGGACGAGAAGGGGAGGCCGACCAGTGAGCCAA